GACAATCAGACTGAGATCATTTTAAAGCATGGAGGAACAATCGATAAATATATGGGTGACTGCATCATGGCATTTTGGGGCGCACCATTAGATGACGAACAACAAGTAGAAAATGCAACAAAAGCAATTATAGAAATGAGAATTTCTTTGGAGAAATTAAATGAAGAACTTAAAGAAGAAGGACTTGATCAGATTAATACAGGAGCGGGCATCAATACGGGGCTTTGCGTTGTGGGTAATTTCGGATCCAGTTCCCGTTTCGATTATAGTGTGCTCGGCGATAGCGTCAATCTTGCTGCAAGGCTAGAGAGTCAATGTAAAGAGTATAACGTAGATGTTATTATATCTGAGCACAGTTTAGTTGAAGAATATGACTACAAATTCCTTGACGAAGTTACAGTAAAAGGAAAATCAGAACCCGTAAAAATTTATACCTTACAAAAATAAGTCTTGACAAAAGCTCAAAACTTTTATATAATTGTAGTATAAATTTTTTTAAGGAAAGAACCATGTCAGAAGAAATACAGAACCTAAAAGCAGAACTAGCGAAACTTGAGGCTATTGTAGCTGAACGGTGGAAGACTGCCTTTAGACGTTTTGATGAAATGGAAAGCTCAATACAGAGAATAGAACAAATATTAATAGGAGGCGCAGGAGCAGCATTGCTGTTCATGGCAGGCTTAATAGTGACACTTGTCACATTACACGGATAAAATTATGATAGAAGATTACGATAAAAAAGACATGAAGGCTCCAAAAGTCAAAAAGAAAGAGTTCACACTACCAAAAGGTTGGGAGTTATATCTTAAACGAGGTATGTGGGGAGTAAGAAGTCCAGAAGGACAACTTATAAAGTTCGCAACAGAAAAAGCGGCAAAGAAATATATTGAGGAGATGAACTAATGTTAGAATTTTTTCAGTGGGTACAGGCATGGATTGCCATTATCCCAACAATTGTAATGGTTGCATCATTGATAGCAGCAATTACTCCAACTCCAATTGACGATGGTTGGATGAAAAAAGTGTATATGGTCTTAGACTGGTTTGCACTAAACGTAGGCAAAGCGAAAGATAAATGAGTCTGAAGAAAGCATTTACTGACGCAGTTGAGAGGGTTCAGAAAGAGACTGAACTCTCTTCAGCAATCAAACGAAAGATAAAACGTAGAAGATCGAAACGTACATAAATATGAAGCGGTACGATATATGTCGTAACTGTCCAGAGTTTGATAGTTATTGGAAAACTTGCAATAGTTGCAAGTGCTTTATGCCGATCAAAGTACTTATTAATTCGGCAGAGTGTCCGAAAGGACAGTGGGAGAATATAAATGGCACTAACGAAGAAACAAATGAAATTACCAAAAGCTTTGAGAGAGGCTATTCTAAAAAAGCAGAAGCAAAAAGGAATGGGTAAGAAAAAGAAACGTGGAAAGAAAAAAAGAAGTAGAGGTTAATTGGCTACAATACTTTCATTCCATAAGAAAAGTATGTCCTTATAGTTATCAAAGTTATCTTGATGGGACTACTAAAATAACAGACTTTGATGAAAGCATCTTAGTATTAAATGAACAAAACTTTGAAACATTACCTTGGGAGGTGATAGTATATCTACTGGGTGATGACCTAACGCTTGATGCGATTGACGAATACGTGGCATCTCTAAATGATTGTCAGAATACATGTGAATATTTATGGTCTCACCCAACCTTTACTAAAGGTGGAAACAATAATACCCCAGTGCCTGTAATAATACAGCAAGATCGAGCACGATTGATGGAGTTAAGACGTGGCGGTAAAGAGAAGAAAAAGAAAGACACCAGTTAAGAGAAAAGGTGTAAAAAGAAAAACACTCAGTGTGAGTGTTCAAAATACTCTTAAGAGAAAAGCAAAAAATAGTAGATTTACTTATGGACAGCTTGCAAGAGTATATAGAAGAGGACAAGGCGCTTTTCTAAGTTCAGGTTCTAGACCAGGAGTGTCTATGAGCCAATGGGCTTTTGGCCGAGTAAACTCTTTCATGAGAGGTGGTCATTCACAGGATAATGACATCAAGAGAAAGAGAACAGTAAGGAAGACTCGTGGCAAAAAGAAAAGGTAAAAGAAAAGTAGCGTATAGTAAACATGGAGTACCTAGAAAGTACGATGAAGGAAGTAGTGCTTTAGCAAAAGTAATAAAGCAGATTTCTAACTTATATAAAAATGGAAAACGAGTTCCAAAATCTTTAATAGCAAGACGAATCAAGTTAGGTAAAAAAGCATTAAAGAGAAAAAGACGTGGCTAAATATTGATTTAGAACTCATTAACAGGAGAAAAAATGATTGAATTTTTTAAGAAAATTTGGTATATTATCACTTTTCAAGATTTAAACTTTGATGGTAAAGTAGATATCAAAGATAAAATGATAAAAGCTAAAAGAAAATAATGGCAGTAAACAAAACCAAACACAAAAGATACATTTTGAATAAAGATGTATATAAGTCAGCTGGAAAAGCTCGTAAAAGAGCAAGAAAGCTGGGATTAAAAGGCATACACTCACATGGAAGAGGTTCCGATAAGAGATTTATGCCAGGTAGCTCTCACGGTGTATATCGTAGAGCATTGAGGAGAAAGAAAAATGGCTAGAACAGGCGGATTTTCACAAGGTCCAATGGGTAAACATAATACCCAAAAGATTCGTAAACATAAACTTCAAAGAGGCATTACTAGAGATATGAATGCAGCGGCAGGAACATTAGTAAATACTAAGAGTCCTTATAGCCCAGGAGCATTTTATGCAGCAGCACCTAAAGCAATTGGTCCAAGATTCGGTAAAACAAAGAATCCACCAAAAGCAAGATTTCCTGGAAGAAGGAGAAGATAAATGGCACTAACAAAAGCGGAAAAAGCAAGATTAAAGAAAGCAGGATTAACTCGTTTAAATAAACCAAAAATGACACCAAAGCATAAAACAAAGAAAGCTGTGGTTGCTACACGAGTAGGTGGTAAAGTTAAGATACTCCGCTTTGGTGCACAAGGTATGGGACATAATTATAGTCCTGAAGCCAGAAAAAGTTTTAAAGCAAGACATGCAAAAAACATAGCAAAAGGTAAATCTTCACCAGCATATTGGGCTAATAGAGTTTTGTGGGCAGGAAAGGGAGGTTCTACAAAGATGCCACCTAAGTCACAAAAATTTACACGAGGTCTCAAAAGGAGAAGGTAATGGCAGATAAAAAGAATACTAGAGATTTTTGGATTGACGATCTACAATCTAAGAGTACAACAATATTAGAATATTTAAACAAAAAAGATCAACTTAATAGAAAAGAGCAAGAGTTAGCAGAACTCTGTGCTGGTTTTATATATCTACACAATATTTGTGAAGATAGACAATTTTTAGACGAACCCGATAACGAATTATTTGAAGAAGTAACAATACACTAAATGATAGACATTTCAAGAAAGGATATTTTATCCGATTCTCTTATGCAATTTACTGATGATAGATTCATCAAATTGCCCATCGAAGGCTACCTAGATTTACTAGGTATCGAGCCTAATTCATCACAAACAGGTATTATAAACGGACTTAACAATCCGAAATACCGTTTTATGTGTGCCGCAGTTTCAAGACGACAAGGTAAAACATATATCGCAAACATACTAGGTCAGTTAGTTTCTCTAGTTCCTAACTCACATATACTTCTTATGTCGCCTAACTACTCACTATCTCAAATTTCTTTTGACTTACAAAGACAACTAATTAAACACTTTGATTTAGAAGTGGTTCGTGATAATGCAAAAGATAAAGTAATAGAACTATCTAATAATTCTACTATAAGAATGGGTTCTGTTAATCAGGTTGATTCAGTTGTTGGTCGATCATATGATTTAATTATCTTTGACGAAGCCGCTCTAGTAGATGGTAAAGATGCCTTCAATATTGCACTACGTCCTACACTAGATAAAGAAAACTCAAAAGCATTATTTATATCTACACCTCGTGGTAGAAATAATTGGTTTGCAGAATTTTTCTACCGAGGATTCTCAGAAGAGTTTCCAGAGTGGGCATCTTTAAGAGCAACGTACCACGAGAATCCAAGACTGTCAGAAAACGATATAGCAGAAGCAAAGAAAACAATGTCAGAGGCTGAGTTCAATCAAGAGTACATGGCAGACTTCAATGTGTTTGAAGGACAGATATGGGCATTTGATCACGAAAAATGCATAGAAGATTT